TCCCAGCAATGTCGAATGGGCTTTTGTCGGAATACGCCTTCAATTCGGCGATCATGGTCTTTGCTTGGCCAGCAGACCCAAGCATGACCTCGAACGCAACTTGAGACTGTTCTGCATCAGCAGCCAGTTTGACGCCCATACCGAGCGCCGAGATTCCACCGGCCACACCAACAAGAGATCCAAACGCAGCAACGCCACCCGCCATCAGTCCAGAGAATGACGACCCGAATGAGGAAAGCGATGATCGTGATTGCTGCAAACCTTTCGAGAACCCTTGCGAGTTCAACGACAGATTCGCAACTAAGTCACCGACAGCAGTCATTGCTATAAATCCTCAATTAGCTTCCGTGCCTGACCAGGACTGATCGTCTCTTCTTTCACTGCATTCACTGGCAAATAGAACCGAAGTCGATGCAAAATGTTGTTGATCACATCTGCTTCCAATGGCTTCGTTGTGAAAGCCATCAGCGTTTGAACTGTGTTGACTGCTGCCCTGAAATCCGCTCGTTCTTCTCCGAAAGGCTCAACTTCTGACGCAGCCTTCTGAAGTGCCCATTCATACGGCGTGTGCTCCCAGTAAACGTTCCACCAGTCGTATCTTCCGAGCGAACGAGCAAGCCGAATCGCAAATCTCGCCTGCTCGTCCTTTATCAGTTTTTTCGAAGGTTCTCCTGTGTCGGCAACGAGTGATTGAGCTTCTGAATCGTGTCGCTCAACAGTCGTAATGTGTCTGACGGAACATCAGGACATTCAGCGGCAACCCGTGTTGCGAAATCGTCGTCAGATTCGCCTTCAGCCTGAGAAAACGCCCGACTTCCGTCGTCTTCCAGAACCGCACAGCCGACGATGAAACCCGGCTTGACTTCCGTCTTCACATTGTCGAGCCGAGCCAGTTCACCGTATGACAGCGACCGAACGTTGATCTGTTCATCGTTGACTGTGATCGAATAGCACCGACGCTTTTTAAGCTTGTCCAAAACAGCCATCAGACAACATCCTTTTCTTCTTCTTCCTCAGCCTGCTTCAGTGCGGCTTGATACTCGTCCCACTTTGGACCAGGCTTCATCGACCCGTCCGCGTTGTAGCCAACCATGACACCAGCGTCGTAAAGAGCCGAGTCGTCTGGATGGATTCCGAGAAGTTGCTTTTGGTATCGACGTTGCAGGTCTTTCTGTTCCGCTTCGTTCAAGCCCAGTGCCTCCGCACATTCGTCATCGGCAGGCTCGGCAATCCCGTATTGGCACAGCTTGAACGCATCTTCGACCTCTCGAACCGTGCCTTTTGGAAAGTACGGAACAGGGATGCCTTTCTTGTCTGTCTTAAACGCAAGCAGCGATTGCTCGTGTTCAGGCAACTTCGAGACGTCACAATCAACGTCAAGTACATATCTGCATTTCATCTCAGATCATCCCTTATGTGGGCGCACCAGATCGCTTGAGCTTGAATGACATCTTCAGCCCGTCATTGATTGCGATCTTCTTGTCAAAACCGAACCCGACACACGACGAAATGATCGAAGTCGGTGCCGCATCCGCGTACGTCACTTTGAAGTTCGTGGCAACCGGAGCCGCCGCAAGACCCGTCAAGTTCGTATGACTGGTCAACGCAGGGTCGTAGAACAATTCTCCCGAGATATCACCAGGCTCAGTGAATCCGGTAGGTGCGTAGGTCTTGTAGACGCCACCATCCAGCGAAGTTGAATCGAATGTTTCCGACTCCTCTCCGCTGATGTCGATCGACAGAACTTGAGCCACAGCCACATAACTGCTGCTCACCGATTGAAGTAATACCGTGCCTTTGCAACCGTACTTGGCCATGTTTATGTTCCTTGTTCAGATTGAATCTGGTAACTGGTTGTGATGATGTGGTACTTCGCGTCACGACCCTCCGACGGGTAGTCGTATGTGTAGTTTTCGTCTTCCCATAAAACAGCATGAACCACGTCCGCAGGAACGTTCGTTGTCGATGTCGTCGCCGAGTATGTCTTCAATGGCACATTGACACTTGTGATCGTTGCCACTGTGTTGGCATCCAGCGTCAGCGGCGTGTCGACGGGATCGCCATTGATCGACGCACCGTCTTCGAGATAGACGAACATCGACTCTGATTGCGAAATATTGGCGACGTAGTACGTTTGAATGAATGGCGCGAACACAATTCCATTAAGACTGTTCGCGTGCCCAACAATCAAATACTTTCCATGCGATCCATCAACCTCTCTCGCTGAATCCTTATCTGTTCCGGTGGCGAACACTCCTCGATAGTCATCAAAGTATTGCCTGATCGTTTCGCTTAATGCTCTCGCTTGCGGGATTGAATACGCCACCACGTCTATGTCTATATCGTCGGACTTCAGCGACTCATCGTAAGTGTCCATTGTCAGCATTGGGTCGGTTCCCATTGCGTGAATCACGACGTATGGAGGCTTGACGCCTTGCGGCGCGTTGTCACAAAAAACTACCGGCGTGCTTCTGCGGTTCACGGTCTGCGACGGAGCCAGCGAGACAATCTCGGGCTGATGCAGTAGCAGTGTTCTGATTCCGTGAGTGAGCATGTCGTTACTTCGCGAATTCCTTGATTCGAGCGCGGATCGTTTGCACCATCTGACTCATTGCCTGTCCTTCCGACTTTGCAATGCCTGATTTCACGACGTCCGCAAGTGTCGCTGGCATCTTTCCGCGATCTGCATTCGTCTTTTTCGACTGCCTTCTCTGCGTTCCGAGGATCGCCCAGTGAATGTTTCGAGGAGATAGGCCGACACCGCGTTTTCCTTTTCTGTCAACGGCTTTTGCTTTGGTTTTCGCCGCGACACCAGCGCCGACTTTGGCAACTACCATTCCCTTGTTGTCGCCAGTTTTGGCCTTGTTGAATCTCTTTCCGATAGATCGCTTTGCCGACTTGTATTTCGGTGGAATTTCCGACTGAATCGACTTTTTCATTATCGTCAACGCTCGCTGAACAGCAGGCGCGGCCACTTTACGAACGACCGATCTGCTCATCTCTGACAGTTTCCTGTCGAGTTCCTTCTGTCCCGTCAGAACGAATATTGCTCCAGGCATTACGACTTCACTTCCACGTATCCAAACTCGACAAATTCACGCTCTTCACCAACATCCTGAGGAGGCTCAGAAATGCTGCAAACTCGACCTTTCACTAACAACCGCATCGCAGTTGTGATCTCTCGTGTTTTCGAATCTGACCGCATTCGCACCGATGGATTTGCTGTTGCCGCCTGCTGATCACCAACCAAAAACTCACGACTACCTCGAGTGATCAACTTTGCCCATCGTTCGCAATATGTTTCCCAGTTCGCAGTATCCGTTTCGTCAATGTGCCCAGCTGCATCTTCAGTTATCGTCGACTTTAATTGCTGCACAGTGACTAACTGATTGAACTGCCCAGCACCGTTTTCAAGTTTCCCCCTCAACATCAAAGTTGCCCCGTATACGAGACAGCCCTGAGGCTTTGAAAATACGACTGTTCGCATGCTGCCGCGTTCGCTGATCCTTCGCGGTCCGCATACTCTTTCGCGATGTGTTTTCGCATAGCTTGCATTGCTGGCTGAGGAACTTCGCCGAGGTAATGCAGTCCGGCCCCGTTACTGGTTAAATCGATCGCTGAACCGCCAGATGTCGCCGACAGTTTGCATGTGTTTCCACTGGACTGCACGACGTAGTAAGTTCGTCTTTCCAATAAGCCATTCGGCAGATTTCCGCCGCTATTTGTCAGCCTGAACGAATCACCGTTCGTCGGTTCGTAATCGATAAACGTTAATGTGTCCGATGAACTGTCTGCGGTGAATGGAACAAGCCAGCCGCTGGTGAACGTGACTTCGATCGATCCCATCTGGAATCTCGCAGGAAGCCAGTAGTGGCCGTACGACTGATTAATCCGACACGGCTCGGTATAGCTGACCGTATAGGCGGATGAATCAACCGTTTGCCAGGTTCCATCACTTCCACTGAGATCCAAATATCGGATCAATTCGACTTCGCGAACCGGGCACTTGTAAATATTGATGACGTCCGGCCAGCGATCGAGAAACATCTTCCATCGTTGCCAGACGATTGATCGACATGTGTCTGTTTCGACTTGATATCGAGCCGATTCAACACCTCTACCAAACCAACTATCTTCTGCAGTTTCCTCCAATGCCCGACGGCACTGCTGCTTTGCTTCAGTGATGTGCATCGGTTCTGCGGACGGACCATTGACCAACTCGTACCGAGGCACAAGCGTCTTAAATGGTGGACGACCTGAGAACGTTCCGAGCATTGGTCACGACTCCACGTAGAGATAGATCGTGCCAGCCTTCGAGTTACCTGCGTTCGTGATCGATACCGTCAGCGCATTGCAAATCAGCGGATGTACAGATTGAGCAAGCGGAGTGCCTGCAGCATCTTTCACGAGGAAATAGACTTCCTCTGTGTTTGCCGTATCTCGATCCAGCAACGTTGACTGTGAGCCACTAAGAACATTTACGGACTGTTCGTCAGTCAACGCGATGTCGTAGTTGTCAGTTGGCGCAGCCGTTCCGCTTGGGACTGTGACGGCCTTGACCAAGCGGCCTGCAATCTTCTTCAGAGTGCCTGATGCCGCACCCGTTGCTGAGTCTGACACCCATGCAATTGTGATGACTTTGATTGTCGACCGACCGCCAAAACCATCCTGGCCCAAGTCGTACGTTGCCGTGAGGCTTGATCCTGCCATGCGAGAACCCTCCGTTCAGTTGAATGAAGTGAACTCAGCGAAGCTGGAACGCTCGATAGGTCGCATTCAGGACTGGCTGACCTGTTCCACCGCCCTGGCAAACCAGAGTCGGGTACATCGCGGACTTGCTGATATAGGTCGTCGCAATCGCGGAACCAGTCGCCACGCCGTTGATGTACTGCTGAACCGTGTCTGAGGTCCCGTCGTACTTGAACCCGAGGCGGACCCATGCCGACGTACTAACAGACGTTGCCGCAATCGTCGTACCTGTTCCAGCCTTGTCCGCATCGAACAACAGAACTCCATCGTTCGTGACCGAGCTCCAGCCAAGGTGGTTGTTCACGTTCATGGCACCAGATGCGATGATCGTCGTGTCACTTGCGGCAAGACCGATGAACAACTCAGCAATAATTGCGGTCGTCATCCGCACACGAGCTTCAAACCACAGGTCTTTCCCAGTCGCAGGAAGGAACATGGATTTCAACCGCTGGATCTGTGCACCCTGATGAGCAGTTGCGGCCCCGGCGTCAATCGCAATGCAACCAGGATAGGTCGTACTGATCGCCGCTGTTCCGGTTGTTACTGCCGTCAACAGGTAATCGCCAGTCGTCGCCGTGGCGTTATAAGACTGGAACGACTCATTGAGGTACGTTCCGATCATGGGATCATGGACATACTCGAGCAATGGGCAATCAGCCCAAAGCGAATTCGGGTAGGCCGTGTTCAGAACTGGGTCGTAAAAGCTTGTCCGTCGAGATCCGGGAGTCGTATAACCGCGTGAAGCCATGATCGAACCTTCCTCTATTTGGTGGTTGAATCGCCGCCAGCGTTCTGGGGTTCAGCAGGGACTGTTTCCGCGCTGAGTTGTCGTTCGGCAATCAAATCTTCTGCTGAGTTTCCATTGCGAATCTTGTCCGCAACCGCGTTGAAAGCCTCCGCCGCCACAAAACACTGTTCGGCGAGGTATTCAACTTTTATTGGTGTATTGAGAGCCCACGCCTTCACGAACAACTCGGACGCCAGATCGACATCCGAGTTGTTCGCTGCAGGTGAAGACTGCTGCTTCTGATCAGCCTTGGCCACGAGTCATCCTTACTGAATGTAATTCGCTGTGAGAGCCGATTGAGGGGCACGCGGATTGAAGCGACCCATCAAGACAACGCATTCATCGCCAGCGTTCGAGCAGGTAATTCGTGCCGTGACATATCGCAAGCTGTAGCCAGCTGCGTTTGACACTTCACGAATCTGGTCTGCCGTGCATTCGACGCAAACATTGTCGCCAACATGGGTACTCGACACTGTTCCAGACGAGACAACCACGGTCGCATTTGTCCCGCTTGTGTCATCAGCCGCGATGATGTCAACCAGCGTTGGACCACTGGAAGAGGTTGAAACCGAGTTCATCGCAACGACCGCGAAGTTTTGATATCCGGTCATATCCAGATAGTTCTTCGTGGTCCCGCCGTCACCGCTGACAACAACAGCACCAGTACCACCGGGGTCGTGGTCATACAGCTTGAGAGCGCCTTTGCCGAAGACTTTTGACGTCGTAACCGCACTAGCCATAGCGTTTCTCCGTTAGGGAGTTAAGTGATTTGAAAATCCGTATGTGGCCCCAACGATTAGGAGCGTGTGGCGAGCGTCACGACTGGCGACAACGTGTTAGTCCCGTTCTGAGGAGTCAAAGCCGACTTCCACCAGAACTGACCAGCGTTGCGGGTCCAGAACTTGAATGTTCGCTCATGATTGATGAATCGGACGTGCATCGATTCAGCCGATTGCATTGGCTGATAGATGCCTTCCAGGTATTCCGACCAGTTCGCCAGAATCAAATCGCCGACAGTCCCGAGCGTGCTTGGGAATTCGGAGAAGATCAGCGGACGACCGTCGAGGTAAGCGTTTCCGCTCGTGTCGGTCACGAAGTATGGAACCGGAACACCGGCCACACCAACCGCTTGCACAAGGCTGCGGAGTTGTGGAAGAGTGTCGTAGTTCGCAATCCAGACCGCTTTTCCGTAACCCCAACATCGAGCACGCATCTTGTCGATGTTTTCCTTGAGGATCGTTGCAGCACCCTGGCCGGTTTCCT